TGAAGACAAGGGCGTCGATGTTGGTTCGTGCAAGCGAAGGAGCATGTTTTACAGGGTTGGCGAGGACATCCCTCATCTCCTCGAAAGGCATCGACAGTGCCCACGACACAATGCCAGGAAGCTCTTCTACAAAATCTCCCTCGAGCCGATCGCCATACACCGAGAGCAATTCGCGACGTTGACTTGGGGGCACGACCTGATCCATGACGATAGTCAAGCGCCGTCGCTCGAGTCCGCTTGTGGAGTCGTTAGAGCTGATGTGTTCATTACTTGCGATACACACAAGACACTCAGGCTTGAAACTAATGATTTCTTTCCCATACTTTCTCTCTGCACGCAGTGTGTCAGAGGCGGACGTCAGTTTTTTGAGAACGTCCATCCGTTTGTTGTAATTTGATTCGTCAGTCAGAAGGAGCAGTCTTTTACCGATCAGGTTGTAACTCTCGAATTTGTTTGTCTCAATCAGCTCCAGGCTCGAGGTGTGGGTACTGTTGAATCCAGCAAGAGCAATCATCAGTTGCTGCATAGTGGACTTACCTGTTCCACCAGGACCAACGAGGTGAAGGAATCGTTCTCCCGAGGTGTAACCAGTGAGAAGAGCCCGTGAGAAGGCTTGAATCAAACGTCCTTGACCTTTACGCAGTGAAGAGTCCAGCCACGTCAAAAACTTTGGACACTTTCCGTCTTTATCCCACTGGTAGAGCAGCCTGCTTCGGAAGAAGAGATCTTTGTTTTTGCCTGCCTCAAACTCAAAAGTATCGCTATTAAGGGCTCCGTTTGAAAACGGAATATAACCTCTACCTTTTGTAAAAATGCTCGTGCGACCTCCGTTTAGGGATCGAAGCATTTTTGCCTGAAGCATCGCGTAGACGCTGTTGACTGTTGATGATTGATACTTGGGCAAAACACCTGCAGATACAAAAGTATCTAAAGCGTTAACAATCCTTTTCTTAACGTGCATTTCGTCTTGCACGTACCAAATACCAGTATCGTTGTCGTAGGTATAAAAGTTGTCGTGAGTGCTGTCGTATAAATAATTATCGCCCTGGTTTGTGGCAATAATTTCAGCGACATCGTTCTCCGCAAAAGCCCTGTTCTGCTGTTGAGCGTTCTGGAGGTTTACTAATTGTGCTGGTGTTTGTGGTGTCGACACTGGGTCTTGCCTCTCTGGTGTTTTTGTTGGTGTTGTTGTTTTCGTTGTGGCTGGCGATTCGTCTAGAGAGAAATCATCGAAAGTAAGAATCGAGTTAACAGACTTGACTCTTGTCTGTTTGATCGCTTCTTTGATTTCGTCAGTCGCTACTTGATTGAAAATTTCTAAGTCAACAGACTTCAATCTTTTCCAAGCAGCGATATCATCGTGCTCCGATGCCATAACGATAGCCGGTCTGATGGACTCGACGTCTCGAATGCTTTCGACTATTCGTGTGAACTTGCCATCGATCTCCGCAGGGTACTCATATACAGCATAGAACGCATGGTGTGCTACTGTCAAGGGTGAGACCCTTGACGAGATGCCCTGGTCTCTAAGCCAGTTAGTCCATCCGAGAATCTCCTTAACTGCCCTTGTTACAGCCAGGGATCTATCGTCAACTGGCTTTCCCTCGATGATGTCTCTCACCGACCGGGATACAAGTCTCTCCAGATTGACCCCATCTTCTTCGATCGAAACATCTTGAAGAGCATCGGTTACATCAAATTTTGATCCCAACTCTTCTTTGGGTAGCGAGTGAAAAACTTTTAAAGCCTCGTCAATTTTTGCGGAGGGTATAAATTTATCGCTTGTATATAAGATGCCGTCGCTTGTTTTTGACCCATAAAAAAGGTTCGGAACTTGAGTCGCTCGTATATCCGAGCCAGGAATATCTTTTGATATAGCTCTAGTAAACCACTGATAAAACTCTCCATCGATGATTGGTTTTTCTAAACCGAAAACGAGCCTGAAACGAGGCCAACCGGGTTTTGTTGAAGGTGAATCGTAAGCAAGAGATAAATACTTTTTACAGATATCTAATTCTTGAGCTTGTTTCCACGTAAGTTCTTGCTTTTGGATTTTATTTCCGTCTTGATCTTTGCCATCTGCTTGATTATCAATGTCAATAATAATCAGACCAGCGTGGATTAATCCAGTCTCACCTTTAACCCTTTTTCCATTTACCAAATGCCAAGCGCATAATCCTTTTGACTGCGCTACCTCTTCGGCTATTTGATCTGATGATAAATTTTTTGCTTCCCACCCGCTGTTGAAAGAGCTGTAGTCACCACCTGCTTCAATTTTGCCCGAAACAGCATCAAGCGCCTGTAGTACGTTTGTGTTTACCGAGCAAATAAAGTTCATAGGACGATTTGATGTCTCGCTATTCTGCCTCAACTTTGCTAATCCGACAGGGCTTGAAGCAAAGTTTTAAGACTGCTTGGCGTTTGGTCGCACTTCAGTGAAAAACTTATCCACCAAGGCCAGCCAAGCTATTTCGTCCTTCTCCACTTCAGTTTCACCAAAGGTAAAAACCTGTGTTTGATAGTCCTCGAGTGCTGTCGATACGATTATTTGAGTCTTATTGATTTTAATTCCTAAGCATTTTTCGGCTGCTAATTTATATGCCGCTAATTGTAAGCGTGTCTTTTTAACTTTAAAGACACCAGAAATCAAAGCTTTACGAGTCTTCTCGTCTAGGTTCTGTTTTTTGTTTGGAAAGCGAGCACTATAAGGACCTGCACTGGTCTTGAAGTCAGCAAGGACTATTTCAGCGTTCTGGTCCATGTAGATCAGATCGCAACAACCGGCGTAGCCATGCCCAGTATTTTCGTCGTAATAAAAAATTCTTCCTACTCCGTCTTCTCCAACATATTTCGACCAGGCGGGCTGATTAAACGGACGCTCTGACCAAAGCACTCGACCGCCCTCGAGTAACTCATCGCATCTTTCTGGCACGCCCGTCCAATAATCCGCGTATTGTTTAGGCGGTACGACTTTGAGCCCTCGCAAATGGTTTTCTGTTGCTTCGTGGATCCAAGTTCCTCTCGCTGCTGCTGCATCAGCAACCCCTGGATTCATAATGTTCCAGTGGGCCAGCTTTTGCTGGGTTTTAGCAGACGCAGTGCTACTTAAAATTGATGTGACTGACGGAAGGTAATCAGGTACTCCAGGGCATTTGTAATGCCTTAGACCGTTTATCGTTTTACGAGTATCCACTAGCTATTTTTAACTATTTTAAAACGTTCCTAAGTCGCTGTCAGACGCATCCGAGGGTTTTGGTTCGTCTAGAAAAAACTCACTCTTTTGGTAATCATATTCTTTATTTCTTTGATCTAGCTCACCTAGGAGACACCTTCCTGCGGAAAAAGAATCAGCCACCAAATCTGCAATATCTTGAGGTCCTCGAGGATTACCTGCGTGGTCAACACACTCTTGAAGAAGCTGGTTGCTTACTAGGATCGCTGCAATGGTATCAAGCTTTTTATTTGTCTCTTGTTGTGCCTCTATCCACTGGGTGAGAAGTAGAGTTAATCGACCTTTCATTTTTTATAAAAAAGACTTTGGTCGCTGCCAGCTTACATCGAAATGAATTTTTGTCTCTCCCTGTGCTGATTTAGTTTTGTCATATACAAACCACGCTGAAGTCACAGAGTCATTTGTTTTTCTATTATCCGCACGAAATACCGGACGAGGATTTAAAACAATCAGGTTAGATAAAGGTTTTGAGTGAAGAAAAGTTGCGCGGCTGCGCGTCGGTTCCAGAAATGTGAGACGGTCCAGAAAGATTAAACCCTTCTGAGCCAGCTCATAACCAGGCTCAAGAACCCACTCGACATTCTTTCGCATACCGTGGGTAATCGCAACGGTCCAATCGAACTCAGGGAGACTTTTCCACCAAGAAGGATCAAGGTAATCGGTATCATTGGTAGGGATGAAACACTCAGTGATACCACAAGAGTGTAACTGACTTTGGAGTTCTCCGAAGAGATCTGTCGGGAGTACTACCCTCCCTTCGCAGATCTTTTTTTCTGCAATAGGATTAAAAATATTGGCGGGGACTTTGTAAAAACTCATGAGTGACTCTGATGACCTTAAAAAACGATTGAGAGACTACATGACCATGGAGCAAGAGTTTTACCATACTCACTTCATGAACCGTGCAAGCAAAATCGACAAGGTAGATGATTTAGTTGAAATACTAGATCTTCTTCACGCCAACTACCTTGTGCAGAAAAGGTTGTTCTCTAGTCTGGCGCGTGAAGCTGCAAGGTCAGGCATTGAGCTTCCAAGTATCGCTCAATTACTGCAATAAAAAAAGGGCCGCCGAAGCGACCCTTGGGGTGTGAGGTAACCTATTTATACCGCCAGACCAGCAGCTTTCAAGGCTTCCTTCTGCTCTTTAGTCAATTCTTTACTTTCTGCCTTTGCTTCAGGAGGAGCTGATTTGGGTTCACCAGCTCCCGCAGGTAGAGCTGCTAGACCGTCCGCTTTAGCTGCCTCGAGCTGTGGGTGAGCTTCGTTAAAAGCTGCTTTGATTTGCTCGTGGTCTGCTCCAAGAGGAAGCTCAACCAGATTCGCACCGGAGATATGAGCTCGAAGTGCAGACGATACCAGCTCTCCTCCATCAGAAGTAAGCCACTTGTCGATATCTTCGATAAGAGCTTTCTCTTCATCGTTTTTCACAGGCCGGTCAGAAAACTCTAGTACGTTGTAGTTAATTTTCTGACCGTCGGCTCCAGTGACGGGATCACGTTCAGTAAAACTTCTCTGAGAGAATTTAGTCTGAGTGATCACTTCCGCAACGTTGATGCGGTTGTTGTAGAGCGTCTGGAAGTAAGAAATAAAGTTCTTCTGACTACTCTTGCCAGAAACAATAGCGGTAGTAACGCAACGTGCAGGCAGTAAGCGATGCGTAGGATCCACACCAATGAATGCGATCCTGATGAACTCCTGATGGTCTCGCATACCGAGGTTGCCATAGAAGGGTGTAAACCCGAGGAGTACAAACGAAATAGGGATCCCGTTGTCGTTCGAGTCTGTAATCGCGGAATCGGGATCGTTGTCCGACTTCCAGCGACGTTGCTGAAGATCAATCCTGAGAGTGTTTGGCGGGACTTGACAGAGAATTTCATCAGCCGCAAATTTTCCAGCGATGTAAACCATGATCAGAGAGAAAAGTTGACAGTTCCAATAGCCGCAGCATTGACTTGCCCTTTGTCGGGGTCAGATGCTTTTTTGGGCGCGGACTTCGTGCCCTTGGGAAGATAAAGAATCTGATCTACTTGATAGTTCAGATACTGTTTATCGTCTTTTTCACTTGTGCTGACGCGACCGACAGCAATAGTGGGTGTGCCGTTGGGCAGCTCAGACAGTTGTTGAGAGTGTTCGTTCCAAGCCGTGAGCTTGAACCAGTTGGTCTCTTTATCGTCAGGTGCTTGCCAAGCGATCGAGCGGTTTGTGACAGTTGAGTCACCAACTTCGTTCTGCTCGGACTTGGGTCCAAGACCCCCGCAAGCCATAAAAGTATTGATTGCAAGAATGTCTGAAAAGTTTTCGGTTGAGACAACCAGCATGGGTTGCATCTGGAGAACTCCATCAGGCGTGGCCTTAGTCGGACCAATCGCAAGAACTTCTTGCTTTTCTTTTAGGTTCTTAAGAAGTTTGCCTACGTAATGATCAGCTTTCTGAACAAGCTGAATTTTCGTAGAGACACGTTTATTCGAAGAAGGAAGTGACTCAGCAATGACGTTGACTTTGTCGTCTTCGACGATTGCCTCATCTTTGATCCTGATCCCCATCAGAAAGACATTCATTTTTTAGGATCCGATAAATCGTTGAGCGGTGTACGTTGAGTGCCTTGGCGATTTGCTGAACGCTCACGCCTTGGCTACGGAATGCTAAGAGCATCTGCTTGTCCCCGCCACCAAGCTTTGAGTTTTTTGATGTCAAATATTGGTTATGGTATGGGTTTACACACATGGAGTTACCACACGTTGTCTTGACGACATCGTCTCGACTTATGTCTAAGTAACCTAGTACAAGTGGTCTAACGTAGTACCGTTTCCCAAGGGCATATACGGAAGGGCAGCCATTCGTGACCGACCCGTCCCAGATGTCACAATCCTTGTGATTGAACTTGTTGTAAGCCAGTCTTTCGTACAGTCTCGATAACTTTGTATTTTTTGTTTCGCCGTAGCTCAAGCTGAATCTTTCAGCCTCGAGGCTTCGGGCAATATCTAACGCTTGACCCTGCGCGTGGGCAGCATCAAGCGCAGATATAGCTAACTCTAATTTTTTATCGCTTCTTGAAATAAAGAGCTTGTAATGCTCAGGCGTTGACCCGTGCAGCGATTTGGTCATAAAGACCGCCGCCTCCTGGGACGTTCTGCCGACGCAGTGTACCCAGGTTTTGGTTCAGGAAATCTAAAACCTCACGATCTGTTTTACCTGCAGCTTTGGCAGCCTCATAATCCAAACCACCGAAGAAGTTTTCAGAGCCTTCGATATCTGGGTTCTTTGCAGAAGTGCCGATCTGGTATTCATTTGGCTTTGGACCAGGATCAGAAGGTGTAGAACCCACTGGTGCCATACGAGGTTCCTCAGCAGGTTTCATCAACTGACCGATTTCACTTGACCCACCAGGGACGTTGGGTCCTCGAAGCAGATCCAGATTCTGATTGAGGAAATCTTTGATGTCCGCGTCACTAAAGCCAGACTGTTTGGCAGCTTTGTAATCCTCACCGCCAAAGTATTTTGCGTCTTGACCAAACCTGGTTGAGATCTGAGGAGCTTCATAGGTAAAAGCATCCTTGAAAGCCTGCGTGGGCTTATATTCGTAACCCGCAAATTTCTCAGCGTTCGGGTCAAAGTCGAGCATCTTTTGCGCGTATTCCTTCGATGTCGCGGTAGATGTGTCGACTTGCCCAGCAGCAAGTTGGTCATAGAAACCGCCTTGCTGACCTTTCCTGTTCGAAAGGGCGAGCATCATTGGGTTTTCATCTAAATAGCTTTTAATCTCATCGTCGGTGTATCCGATCTCTTTTGCCTTGATGTAATCCTGAGCGCCGAACAGCGCAGTTTGACCATATTGGGCAGCCAAATCGCGAAGATTTTGACGCCCAGGCTCAGGCGCTACAGGAGTATCAGGTGCGGGATCAGGCTGTGCTGTTTGAGGGGTTTCAGCCGTGGGCTGATCCAAGGAAGGAGCCTCAACTTGGCTTGGAGCGGCAACTTGTTGGTCACGAGGCAACAGTTGCAGGATCGTTGTTACGGGATTTTGTTGTTGCGGACGGTAAGTTAAACCACTACCGCGTCCCTTTGTCGTCGTCTTGAATGTTAAAGCAGGATCAAAATCTCCTCGTTTACTATCGTCGTCGCTAAATAAATCAAGCAGGTTTAAGCCAAAAAGGCCGCCCGCTTTACGCAGACCTTGCTTCATGGGCTTGTTATAACGAAGCGCAGTCATCCCTAATCAACAGTTTTCTACTTACTAATATAGTCGACTTAATCGAGTCGAAGCCAAAAACGTGTGGTATCAAATCCAGGACCTACTGCTCCTTTCAGTACTCGTGCGATGCGAGATGCTTCTTCGTAGTCTTTAAAACGTTTGGCTTTTTGTTTGTTGTCTGTGTAAGAGCAAAGTAATTTTTTTTCTTTGTTCAGACAATCCAAGACATACTCGTCTCCACGAGAAATCACCCACACCTCTTGAAAACTGAGGAGAGGCATAGCTTCTCTCTCGTCATTGCTATAAAGCTTTCCTGTTAACTTTACTGTTGATTTAGTATTTGTCTTTTTTGTAGTTACATACTTAACCTTTTTACCCTCTTTAGCTACTCCAGGAGCACAAAAATTCTTTTTGAGTTTTCGCGCAGCGTTAGCTGCAACTAGAGGTTTGTCGAACACCTCAGGTGTTAGCAGAGTGTATTCAGCTGTCCTGACACACCCAAAATATCCACTGTCTGACTTTGCAGTGAACACGTCTTTGCCCTTGGCCTCTGGAATCCAGATGGTCTGATCTACTTCTCGGCCCACGAAACTCCTACGTTTGCGTCGCACTTTACAGGAACTTTAGACAAAACGGTTTCGGCTGCCTCTTTCATCTGCGTTTCAAGAACAGACTTGTAGTGCTCCTCTTCTCCTTCGATGACTTCGAACACGAGTTCGTCGTGTACCGTGGCGATCGGACGAAATTTATCGCTTACAAATTTTCCTAGGCGGGCGATTGCAAGCTTCAGTATGTCTGCCCCTGCTCCTTGAATCAAAGTATTCGCACAGGTGGTCATTGCTGCATCGTCGTAACTCAGCAGTCTTCTCCGTCCAATAGGAGTCCGAACATAGGTCCACCCGTCCTGAACCATAGCGTTTCGTTCTCGGTGCCATTCACGCAATCTCGGATAAGCGCGATGGAAACCTGCGTGGGCAACCTTCGCCTCTGACATAGTGATGATGTTACCGGAGCTTGCAGCATAAGTTTTGTACTTTTTGAAACCCATTCCGTAGAGCAAAGCGAAGTTCAACGTCTTGCCCATCTGTCTTTGTGACTTTTCAACAGATTCAATTTCAACGTTGTAAATAAGACTGGCGGTGAGCGAGTGGAGATCTGCCCCCTCTTGGAAAGCCTGGATCATTTGAGGTATCCCGATAAGCTCTGCAGCCAGACGAAGCTCGATCTGCGAGTAGTCAGCGATAACAAATTTGTAACCTGGCGACGGCACAAAGCACTCTCGAAATTCTTTGTCACGAGGCACCTGCTGAATGTTGATTCCCCACTGCTCTTTTTTCTTCTTGCCGGTAACTCGCTTTGCTCCTGAGCTTGTGAACCGTCCGCTGTTTGCTCCGTAAGAGTTGTACCCGCTGTGCATGTGACCAGACACAGGGTTGATATTGTCGATTATTTTTTCTACATGAGCTAACGCTGTCTCAAGCTTCGTTCTTTTTCTGAGGAGATTCAGCGTGGGATCATCACTGTCGAATTCGCTTAAAGCGACCTGAGACAACGTTTGTTTTCCTGTTCTTGCATCAAGTGGTAAATCAGTTCCGATCGCATTGAAGCACTTGATGCATTGCTGATTCGATCCAGGATTGAACTCCTTCTTTGGGTTTTTTCCGATGGCGATTGATCCATCGGGGAGCTTCGGGAGTTTTTTGTCATCGGGAAGACGACTATCTAAGGACTCACAAAATACTCTAGTAGCTACGTCAAGCTCTTTCTTTTTCTCAGCTTGTAGAAGTTTCACTTTACTAACATCTACATTGAAACCATAGTGACACATCAGTGCTACAGGGCGAATGACCTGACTCTCCAAACCGTAGACCTCAAGAAGGTTTTCGGTGGCAAGCTCTTGGAGCTGAAGTGCTGCGATCTTAGGCAGTATGTCAACGTCCTTAGCTGCATATTCAATCTGTTCCATTGTCAGCTCGAGCTGACTCCAATCAGATACCTGCTGTTCCTTTGAGATTTCAATCTCAAGTCTTCTCTCGACGACTGCTTTCAGTGAGCAGCTAACGTCACCAAAGAAAACTTTCTCTGTTTTTGGACTGACTTTCTTCTCCTTAAAACCAGCTCTCAGACAACGCTCAGCTATGAAGGTATCGAATATCTTTTTCTTGTAGTCGATTCCAAGTTTGAGAAAAAACTGAAGGTCAAAGTTTGCGTTGTGGAAGAGAAGCATTGATCGAGACTCGATCAGAGCCTTGAGCCCATCGATGTTCTCGCATTTGAATAAGTCAATGACGTAAACAACTCGGTCTTCTTCGTCTTCTTTTGTCGAACAAAGTTGAAGGAGGCGCGGCTCGTGAACTCTTGCATCAAGCCCCGTGGTCTCAAAGTCACAGCAAAGCTTTTCGATCGTCCAGAGTTCTGCAAGAGCACTCTCGAACTCAAATCTGGTGGCTACGTAACGGATTTGCATGGCATTAAAAAAGGGCTGCTTCAGTTGCAGCCCTTTGACTCTAGCGGTTGTTTCTCAGCTCACACGATTGTTCCAGTAGTTAGTAATGAACTCATCTGCATCGGCCCAAGTGTCGGCAAGAACTTTCCCAGACTCAGTAAGTTTCATCTGATAAACCTTACGACGCAAATGCTTCTGGACTCCGGAGAGCTGTTTGTCCTGTGAACCGTAGGAGATCTGCTCATCGAGTTCAATGAAACCACCTTGCACGAGGAAGCTACAACCATCTCTCAGTGTCTGGTACACGTTGGACGTGTGGTAGGTCTTCACACCCCGCTTTGGCTTGGCAACAATCGGGTGATACTTTCCCTTGAACCTTGCAAAACCGTTAAAAAGATCAGACTTTGAGTCAACTTTTCGGCGAGCGAAAGTGTTCACCATCGTGACGGCAACATCCCTCATGGTTGCCTGCTGGACTGTTACCAGATGGCTTAGAAGCATCGCAGCACCTGCGGTTCTGCCATTTCTTGCGGTCAGGAGCGTATCGAGTGCAGACTCAAGTGAAATTTTGTCCACTTGCAAAGTCGCCATGCTCGCCCGTGGGGATTTTTCGCGAGACTTGCTTTTGATTTTGATTTCTGGGTGCGAAATAGCCAGCTTTGCGGCAAGTGCGGCAAGGTCAGGATTCTTCTTTTCAATGCTTAGTTTGAAAAGATTTTTGAAATCAAGCAGATCAGTGTCTAGATGATCAACTAAGTCGACTGAAAGAGTTGAAGTCTGGTTGTCGAGTGTTAGAAGTGTTTTGGCTTCAGATTCTTTGAGGTCGATGCCTGCAATTTGAAACTTGACGTTCATAAGGATGTCAATCAACAACGCCAGCGTAATGTCAATATATTTTTAGTCAACTCTTCTTCGATTTTGTAATATCCTTTTCAACATCACGCACTATGTGCCACAGTTCGTATGCAGTGCAATTAATTACGCTGTGTAGTTCTTTGAGAGTGTCAAAAGAATAATTTTTACTTATGTATGGGCCGACTAAGACAGTTTTTTCTGATCGAGGTCGACCGTCATGACCTATCATCATCACATTGAAGACTTCCGGACCAGAAAGATAAGTGATCAATTTATTGTCGTAGCATGCTACTCTTTTCGACTCTTGGTATTGGGTAAGGCACGAGGCTATCCAGTGAAGCAACTCTTCACTGCCTAAATCACGGACGTACTTAGCCGCAAGGGTATCAAGTGATTCTATGGTGTCTTTTAAAAAGTACACACCGTTAGTGCAGACGTGCGTGTCTTAAATTTAGACCTGACTCATCGAATTGCTTTTTGAAATAAGTCAGCAGACTCTGCATCTTCACAGATATCAACTGTTTGAACCGAGTCACAAAACATTTCGAGGGATGCACTTTTTCTACCGATGCAGAAAGCATGCACATCGATGTCATTGTTGTCTTTGAATAGATTGAACTTACGTACAGTATTATCAGTCACTTGACACTGACCGTCTGTAATAATCAGCACATCAGCTTTTGAATCAATCTCTGCTGTGCTGCAAGCGTGTCTCATGACTTGATCAAATGACGTACCGCCTCTTGTATACCAAGCAAGGATGAAGTTAAGAAGATCCTTTGCGTCACCCTGGCGTGGCTCGATGGTGATGCTCTGATCAATCCCGGTGTCGAAAAGGTGTACCTGCACCTGCCTCTTTGTCTTGTAGCACTCCTCTGCAATGACATAAGCCATTGCTTTTGACCAAAGCTCGTTTTCTCCACACATGGATCCTGAGATATCTACGTACAAAACAACAGGTCCTTGAACAAGTTCTTTTGATCTTGCTTCGAAATCTTTCGTCAAAATAGTTTTTTGAGAATGCTTCAAGGCAAAAAGTGCTCTGCCTTTTTTAGACGCAGCAAGTGCCAGTTCTGCAGGGAAAGCTTTAGTTACATCGTCCGACATGTTTGCGCCGACGATGTCGCTGTAGGTGGAAGTATGCTTTTTTGCCCTTTTCCGTTGGTTCCACGCCTGCTTCATGGCACCAAGACGACGAGCAAAATCCATCAATTTTTTGTTCTTCTTCAAACGTGAAGCAAGTTCTTGCTTTTCGTTTACATTTTCAAGCTTTACACCAAACCCTTCGTTGTCACCTGCCAGGCAGTTGAGGGCTGAAGATGTAGAGTCACTGTCTTTTTGTGCTTGTTCAATGCTTTTATCGATCTCTGATTTGTTCGTTGAATGAACATTGTTCAAAATGTCTTCGATACTCTCCCCAAGTTCCTTTCCCTTTTGCCTCAACTCTGCCGCCTGCGTGGTGTCACCAGCTTTCATAGCCTCGACAAACGACTCTCTCAAACCTTGCAGCTCTTCTGCCATTGATGTCAGGGCTGCATGAACTTGAGCATTCTCTTCGAGCATTTCGTTGAGTACGTCAGACAGCTCGTTCAAGACGCAGACCGCTGCATTTCCTGACTCAAAATGTTTGCCCAAACAGTTTTCTTGAAAAGCAGGGTACGCAGGACTGTTCGCTACATCGATGAGAATCTTTGACCAAAGAGTGTATTCAGGCTTGAATCCTTTAGGTGCATCAGGATTGAGACCATCTTGTTTTGCACGAAAATAATCTTCAATGTCATCGAGTGAAACCACAGGCGTGGCCTCACCCCCGCAGTAGAAAAATTCAAAAAGCTCTTTACCAAATCGGCTGAGCTGCCTAATCTCAAACTGATCAGCGAAATATTTGACCTGGGGCTTTGCATCTCTTACAAACTCAGGCCAAAGAAAGTCGGTCAGTGCGGAGACTTTGAGAACCAGCGGGTCTGATCCAGCGAGACGAAGAAAGTCAATGGTGTGATTCATTTTTGGTATCGAGAAATGGATTCGGCAATTGCATCAAGGTTGTGATTGATCTGCTGGCAAACTTTCGTAGCTTTCATTCGTGCTGAAGCAGTAAATCGCACGCTGTCACTGTCCAAAGTCTGTTCTGTTTTCTCCGCAACTTTCTTCATGTCTGCGTGAAGCTTCTTCAGTTTGTTGACGTGGAAGTTGATCTCTGAAAGCTGATTAATCTGTTTAGTTCTGAGGGCATTGAACTCGTTCATGATGTGCGTTGAAGCACGCTGTGCTGACTTGACGAACTTGTCAGCGGTCGGCACACACTGATCCACAACCTCTTTGATTACAGAAACATCTTCTGGTGTTTGATAAACGATGTGATGCAGAGTGTCGTGAAGAAAATCAGCGTGGAGATTGTCTTCACCTTGTACAACTGCCCAACCTCTCAAGAACTTGAGAATCTGAACACGACGTCTATCCGAAACCTGGATGCCTCGGCTTTCGAGCATCTCCATGCACTCGGTGAACGCATTGATGAATTCCTCATGAACCTTCACGGCATTAGCAGCTTCGCGAAGTTGCACCAAGCTTTTGTATGGCACGCCAGTGTGTGCCTCGATAGTTGGCCGCGACTCACCCAGCGCCCACTCATAAAGAAGGCGTTTGCTGGTGGGCTTCTTCAGACCCTCTACAGTCGGTCGGAACAAGAAGCGATCACAGAATGCCTGCAGGGATTCTTCCGTTGGAAAGGAGTTTGTTGCTGCAACAACAGAAACAATGTCTGTTTCAATAAGCTCTTTGCCGTTGTTGAAAGTTCGTTCGTTGAGGAGCTGAAGAAGCGAGTTCAAGACTGCAGAGCTGCCTCTAAACAGTTCATCAAGAAAAGCAATGTTGCAGTCGGGAAGATAACCAGTGACGTCCCTGGTGTATTCATCTTCAAGAAGCTTGGATACAGCTACAGGACCATAAAGCTCAGAAGGATCCGTGGTCGGTGAAAGCAGGTAACTAAAAAACTTGCTGTTGAAAAAACCTTTTGAGATAGCACGAACAAGCTCTGACTTACCTGTGCCGGGAGCACCAAACAAGAAACAATTTTGTCCTGTAATTACGGAAGCCAGAACTCCGTCGATTACTTCTGTTCGTTCAAGAAAAGATTTGTTCAGCTGTGTGCGAAAGTTTTGAAATTGCTGAAAAAGATTGTCGTCCATGATCAAAAGAATTTACGTTTTTTGGAGTAAAGGTGAAGTGATTTACCGTGAAGAAGATTCTTAAAAGTCGCAGTCTTCTGTCGACTTGACTTCGGCATCCTCAAGCTCCGAAGCAATTGCTTCCAAGTGGGAGTTAGCAACCAAGCGTTCCTGGCACTTACTGAAAATTTGAGAAAGGTGTTTCGCACGGTGCTTATAAACGCTTGTCTGCGCTTCGAGCTCCGTCTGATACGTCTTGAGATCATCGAGGGTTTCGCAGTTGGTGAGGTTGGTGATTAGATCTTGATACGTGTTCGAAAGAGTAAGAGACATCTGCAAAGACTCCAAGCCCTTTGATGAGTCTTTACCTTGGACAATCACTTGAGCCTCTTCTTGAATCTCTTCGCGAACTTCTGCATAGCGTTTGAATGCAGCCATGCGGGCCACACCTTTAGGTGCGTCTCGCATTGTCTCTCCAATTTGAATCAGCTCTCCGACTAGAGCCGACATTCTTCGAAGCACTGGGTTGTGCTTAGCAGAAAGTTCCAAGTCGGATTGGATGATACGCCAAGCACCACGCTTCTTCTGATTTGTAGATAGAACTCTTTCTCCAACCTTGTGGGCGGGTCGGGCATCAAGATCATCGAGAAGCTCTGCGATCTTGCCCATGCTTGCGTCAAGCGCACCAGCTTGTGCAGCCTTCAACACCTCTTCAGTGTTTATTGCCGCTTCGTTCTGAATGCGATCCTCAAGGCAATCAGCATTTTCTGAACGCTCAAGCTTCGCGGGGTAAGGACCGACGACACTAACGCTGATCGGAGAAGCAAACTCTTTCGCCGTGGGAAAAATCTTCATGTAAGCCTCGCGCACCATCGCTAGCTGTTGTCGGTCTTGAAACAGAGGCGAGAAAAAGTTATCAATTGTACCTTCCCACTTAGTTAACTCAGAAGACCAAAGATCTTTGAGTTGTTCGTTGGATTCTTTGGCCTTGGCTTTGATCTCATTGATGCGAGCCATCGCCTCATCGAAATCATCAGGGTGAAGAAAGTGAACATCACCCTGATTGATTGTGCATCTGTCGTACAGATACCGCTGCATAAGACGAAGTTCATCAAGATACTTTTTCAGAGCACCTGATATCCTCGGTCGGATTGAGATAGCATCTGCTTTCTTAAGCGTTTCGATAACGTCAGCTGGAAGCTTGTAGTCCTCAAAAGCAATTTGTACGCTTTGACGTACAGAAGCAGATACGGAGCAATGGAGAATGAAGACGTCGTTCATTGTGCAATCCTCTTAAAAGCTGTGGTGATTTTCTCAGTGACGAAATCGTGAGCTTTGATCTTTAGTGACTCGATGTAAGCCTTGCGCTTGTTCTTAGCCAGACGGAGCTCCCGCTCGAGTTTCTCGATGCGGATGTTGAGACGATCGAGCTCATCGGTAGGGACAGGTACTCGATTGATCCGAACCATGACCATCGTCCCCATTTCAGGAAACTTGAAGAGCGAATCTGGTCCCTGATACTTCTCAAGGTCGATGCCGTCGCCATCAGCGATCGTCAGCGCAGAAGTCAGCGTCTGCCGAGCTGCTTCCCACGGGGTTCCATAAGTCTCTTCTACCTCTGACAGAGCGTCGTCGCACTCGAGCCAGAGCGTGGCAGCTTTGCGTGCCTTGTTAACGAGGTGATCGGTTTTCATGTTGATTAGATGTGATGGAGTGATGTAGGGATCACACAGAGAACTGTACATCCTAGTTCAACTCGTGTCAACCCTGTAGCCTGAGATACATTTCAGTGACATGGCAAGTTAGTACAAACAGAAAAATGTAATTAAATACTTCTTATACAAAAGCTAATTCCATACAGATTGTCGTCGACGCTGTAAATGTAACTAAGGTTAAGGTCTGATGTAGAAAGCCTGAGCCCTCTCGATGAGTTCAGAACTTAGGCAGAATGCTCTTGGTCGGAAGGTCTGCGCCTTCGGAGTCACCAGGCATCGGAAGTCCTCCGCCAACCCCGGGGATCATGTCAGTGACCATCTCAGTGACCTGCAGTTTCGCCT